GCCTTAATAGGTAATGGAACTACGTATAATGATTGGCAAGATTTTTTAGTCGATCCCCGTGTGCAAGATTACATAGACAAAGTTATTTATGTAATGTCTGGAAACATTGTCGCCAGCTTTATGTCATCACCTAGTGGTAGGGTAGGAATGGCAGACACTGCTAAACTAAAATCAGCGATAGACTACAGAGATAAACATAAGCCAGACTTTGCGCAACCTGTTAAATATATTTATATGCAGATACCTCTAACAAAAGATGAAGAAGCTTTTTTAACTGACGAAGGAAAGGCACCTATTAAATGAAAGACAACAAATCCATATTCACTAATATAGTATATGATGAAGAAGAAATTGAAATAAGGAATAATGATACTTTAGAAAATTCTAAGTTAGAAAAACTTAAAGACTTAGTAGGCGTTAAACCTAAAGACGATAGAACCGTCTTACCAACAATACATGTACCAGATTACTCTGGCGCTTTATCACGCCCTGTTAGTTTAGACCACGTTACTAATTGTCCTAGATGTAATAATGTTTTAAAACAGGCTATCTCTATTAGTGGAGCAGAGTCAACATCTTTCAAGGAGTGCCCTTCTTGTGGTACTTTGATTAATAACTTTAGGCCAATCAAATACCAAGAAGATTACGCTAAACGTAATGAGAGATATACGATGCTTGCAGGCGGATACGGCTCAGGTAAGAGTAGAATCCATATAGAACAGGTAATAAAACACCTTATCTTAATACCAAGAGCACGTGTAGTTGTGGCCGCTAAGACTTTCCCTGCCTTAGAGGCTACCTTTGTTAAAGATTTTTTCTCTATAATGCCTGTAAGTTTACTCAGAAAAAAGAACGAACAGAAGCGTGAGTGGATATTTTCTAATGGTTCTGAGCTAATGTTACGATCTTTTGATGATGAAACAAAGCTTAGAGGAATTAACGCCACTATGTTTGTTTTACTTGAAGCATCTAACATACAGTATGCAGGCTTTGAACTTGCACAAAACCGTATTAGAAACACTGCTGCTTTAATTCCTGAGATGCTTCCTAATGGAATGCCTAAGTTTGTCTGGGATGATAAAGCAAAAATGAATAGACCAGTTTATAAACATGATGCCCGCAAGATTTTAATTGAAACAAACCCAGACGCAGGATGGATTAAGAAAGATTTTTTAGTTGACTCTCATGAAGTAGTTTACTACGGCTCAGCTTACCGAGAAGGCTACCGCATGAATAGTAAACTTGATGATAATAAATTTACACTAGTGATGGCAACAGACGCCAATCCTTATTTGCCAGAAGGTTTTATAGAAGAACAGACACGAGGTAAGTCACGAGCATATGTCAATCAGTTTTTCTATGGCTCCTTTAACTTTTCTGAGAACTCCGTATACCCAAACATCGGGGGAGTAATTGTTAAACCTCATCCACTTCCTCCAGAGATTGATGAGCATGGTAGACGTGCCTTATGGTATGTCATTGGACTTGACTATGGTATTAATGACCCACTGGCAATTATTTATGGTGCGTACTCTACAATAACTAAAAAGTTATATTTCTTTGATGAAATTTATAAGAGAGGTTTGGATATTAAAACAGCTGTCGCAAGACATAGAAGTAAATTAAAACAGTATAACATCACTAATGATAAGTTACTCATGCTTCCTGTCTTTGATGGAAGGTCTTACAACAAAAGAGAATCTGATTTAATAACTATTGGAGACCTTTTTAACAATGAAGGTTTATACTTTAGAGCATCTTTTACATTTAATGATGCACGTATCGCAAGATTTAATGGTATAATAAATGAAGAACAGATAGAAGTTTATTCTAACTTAGAGTTTTTTATAGAAGAAGCAACTAACTATAAGTTCAAACCTAATAGAGACGGCAGTATTTCTGATAAACCTGTTGATAAAGATAACCATGCAATCAATGCTGCTGAATTTATTATCATGGAGATGCCACTTAATTTAAATTATTTGAATGTAAATGATTTTATACCTATAGGTGTAAGACACTTACACAATACAGCAGAAGACAATAAGCAAAATGTCGTTAAACAATTCAACCCATATGAAGGAGGGCAAAGAAATGACAGACACTTTAATCGTAACACTAATAATATTGTTGGTATTAATGCTAATAATACTTCCAACAGCAGTAATTATCATGCTTCTAAAACTAGCAGATACTCCCAAGACGAAGAAGACGATAACCTATTCTCAGCCTACATACCAAGAAAAACCTCCTGAGATTTTTGAAGAAGATATTATAAAATCTTTAAAAGAAACATCTGATAAAGGTGAGCTAGATAAAGAGCACAAAGAAATTTTAGAACTAATGACTTCTAATAGAGAACGTACGCATTATAAAAATGCTTTAACTAAAACTATGAATACAGTTATGTACGGTAAAGAGAAGATAGATAAAAAAGATAAAGAGGACGGAGTTGTAAAGTATGTCTAAAAAATATGAAGCAGAAAAAGTATTGGCCACATTTAATTCTTATAGATCTTTTAAAAATTCAACAGTGCTGCCTTTATGGAAGTTAATTTATTCCTTATACAATGGAGACTTCTGGGATATTTTTAAAACACAAGTAGAAGACTTTACTGTTACGCCTGAAACAAACTATTTTGAATTACACGTACAGGCGTTTAGTAACTCTGTATACTCTGGCGCCTTTATTGGTAACCTTTCACCTGTTAAAGCAGGAGACGAGGACAACATCCAAAACTTAAATGCCTTTATAGAACAGATGTGGAACAAGACTAGTATGAAAAACAAGTATCTTTCCATAGGAAGAATGGGAGAACTCTTTAACTTTGCACCTGTGAGAGTAGAATCAATTGATAAAAATGGTGATGTTGTTGTTAAAACACTCACACAAGATGAAGTTTATATTGATCCACAAGTACCTAACTATAAAGAAGGTGAAGCAATCTTTATAGAAAGAGCTGTTAATATTGATTCTTTAATGACAGACAGTGACTTTGGAGATGCTGTTAAGAAATATGATAAAGAAAATGGTAAGAGTGGTTACGCTAATAAAACTTTATCAAGTAAGATGAGTGGAGAGAATGCACAAGTTAATACTAAGAATCGTATGGTATCTTTAATAGAAGGATTTCTTAAAGGCGATGATGGGAAAATAGACCAAGTATTTATTTTAGATGAGAAAGAAATTATTTATACTAAAGAAGACTTAGATTTAGATAACTTTCCTATCGTAATATTTCAACCAGACAAACCAGAGGGACAACCTTATGGCACACCTAAACTTAAAAAAGTTCTTAACTCAGTGATTGCTTTAAACTTATTAGATTCCTTAGAAGCAACACAACCTTATCGTATACTACACCGCCCTCGTTTTGTAGACGTGCGAAGTAATATAGACTTAAGAGCGTTTGCTGATTATGGTAACACTCCTGGTGCAGTATTCCCTGTTCAAGGTGACCCAGAGAAATTAATTATGTATCAAGACATTCCTGTCTTGCCACCACTTGATAACCTTAAGTTCAGAATAGAACAGTCTATTGAAAAAGTCACAGGCGTTGATCCAGCTTATAGAGGTAGAGAAACAAACTCTATCCAAACAACAGGAGCAACCCAAGCGTACCAAGCAAGAGTGACAATGCTTACAGACAACTCTCGTATCACACAGCTTGAAGAATTTACAGAAGATTTAACAAGACTTATGTTAGAATTCTACATGTTACACGGTGGCAACAAAGATTATGAAGTTCCTATATTATCTCCTTACGGGACAAATAAAGTAGTAGACACTAAAAAAATTAACTTCTTAGATGACTTTGGTACTAAAGAACCAGATACTTATGATGAAGAAGGCAATTTAGTAGAAGGTAAAAAGATACCAAGCAAGTTTAAATACAAATATAATTTGGCAGCATCTGTTTTACTACCTATGAATCAAGCAAACTTATTTGATTCTGCTAAAGCACTCTATGAAATGCAGGGACAATATCAATTTAAGACACCTATTGTAACTGAAGAAGACATTGTTCGCTTTAGTGACTTTCCTCAGAAAGATTTATGGTTACAGAGATTACAAAAAGCTAAGCTGGATAACATTCAAGATGATGTTGAGTCAACATTTAAAAATGCTTTCCTAATTTATTCAAGATTAATTTCACAAGGAATTGATGAAGCAACCGCTGCTGAACAAACAATTCAAATACTTGTAGAAGAGAAGCAACAACTAGCGTCAGATCCTTCAATGGGCAGGGGTTTTGAATAATAAACATACACAGGTTTTACGGCCTGTGTTTTTTTATGCAAAAACAATTTACAATGTTTCTTTTTTGTGTTATAATATAAGTGTAAGGAGATTCATATGTATATCATAAGACTCGGAAGACCTGAAGACAGGGAAGAAATTTATAACTTGCTAGAAAATATACCTGCAAGAGAACACATTTTGTTAGAAGGTACTCACAATAACTTCAACAGTCTAAAAAGACTAATAGAAAATTTAGAAAAAGGTAACATTATTTTATTCACAGTTAATAATATTGTTGGAGGCTATATAGAATACGACAGTAAAAGCTATGATGATGTATGGATTTATACCTTATACATAGAACCTAAG